GCCCTTCGCGATTTTCCGCCACGCACAGCACGGCATTCTTCATCAGGCTGGCGTAGCCTTCCTTCATGTTCCGCCAGATCGCGCCCAGCCGGCCCATAGCGGCATCGCGTTCGGTGGCGATGCCTTGCGCCGTGTCGTTCCCGCCCAGGTCGCCGGCGCCGGTGAGTGCCGGGTAAGCGCCGGTCAGCAGCTGCGGGAAATTGTCGCGAAGTTCGGAAATCCACTGCGGCAGCGACATCGGGACGTCTAACTGTTCTTCCTGATAGAACGCGTTCGACAGGTCGCCATTCGGCGGAATGGCGGCCAGCTTCAGGTAAGAGCCGGGTTTATTTTCCTGCTGTTCCAGCGCCGGGAAGTCGACGTAGGTGGGATGGGACCATTTGACCGGGATGGTGTTCAGTAAGGTCTGCTGCATCAGTTCGACGGCATTGTTCAGCTTCTTCTGAATCGGGACGAGCGACTTCCCCAGCGAATTGCGGTGCATCCCGTCGCCGGCGATAGCGTGAATCAGCGTGAGTTCGTCGTCCATGCGCGCCGGCCGCGCGCCGCAGAATGTTTTGCCGCAGTGGTACAGCAGCACGCCTTCGGGGAAGGAAGATTCGGCTTCCGCGCGCGTTTCTTCGTCTTCGATTTCGATGTAGGCGTCCGGCTTCAGATAGGTGCGCTGTTCGGTGACGTTCCACTGCAGCGAATCGCCGGTCATGGCCGCCGGCCGCATGCCCTGCATACACGCTACTCGCGCCAGCCTTTCGAATTCAGATTCTGCCGCCGGCGCCGTCGACGGCTTGATTTCCTTCGCCTTCGTTTTGTACTTATTTTTCGCGACCAGGATGTCGATTTCTTTGGACAGGACGGCGTAGAAACACTCGCAAAGGTAGTTCTGCTGCATCGGGAGTTTCGCTTCGAGAGTGCCCAAAACTTCAAGCTTTTGCTTCTTCGCTTTGTCATCGAATTCGGTCACTACGACAGACAACCCATCGGTGTACAGGAACCGGACCACGTCTTCCTGCACGCTGATCGTGTTGTTTTCGCGTTCAATAATTTGCTTGAGAGAATTCGCCGAAGACGCGGCCACCTGGTCCGCCTGTTTCTTACGGTCCACCGGGAAGAAGCGCACCGCCGGCACGTTCTGAGTTAGTACACCGGTCAGCTGCAGGCGATAGGCTTGATAGACGTTGGTTTCGTCCGGCGCTTCTTCTTCATCCGACCCGCTGCGCTTATTGCACTGCGAGTTCTCGCCGTTGTAGCCCCACTGGCCATAGGGTCCTTCCACCAGGTGCTGCGCGCCGCGGTCGAAGTAACGCTGTTCCCAGGCATCGCGGACCTGCATGCGCCGGCTAACCAGGTCGCGCCGGGTGACCTTGTCTTTCAGATCGTTAAAAGCTTTTTCCAGTTCTTCGGAAATGTCCACGAAGCGCGATTCGACGCCTTCGTTCGCACTGCCGTCGTCTTCGTCCGAAGGGTCTTCGGCCAGTGAATCGCCGGCGTCGGGCTTCTTCTGCAGTTCGTCGTCTTGAACGGCTAGGTCGGCCATGATTTCCTAGTGTGGACGGTGGGCTTCGTAGATCAGCGCCAGGCGCGCGCGGGCGCCGGTCTTGCCTTTTGCGTGCTTCTCTTTTTCCGCGTACGCGTGCGTGGACATCCCGCGGCGTTTGGCGGCGCGAGCGAATATCCCTTCGTGGCCTTCGCGCTTGGTTTTCGCCGCGATGTCGGACAGTGGACCTTTACCGGCCATATTTTTTGCTCCGTTCCGCCAGGTTGCCGCCGTAGCGCCCTTTGCGGTGCACGTACTCGCAGCAGCCTAGTGGCTTCACTTCGACGTTACCGTTTTCTAACTTCTTCCGCTTCGACCGCGCGCGCATGTCCGGGTTTTTGCAAGACGAATCAGCTTCCACAAATGCCTTGCAGTTCCTGCAGCTGAATTCCCCTTTTCCGTCCGGGTCTTCATAGCCTGTCCCTGGTTCGCCGACGATACCGGCCGGGTTAATTCCCTGAAGCATATTTCTTCGCTCGCTTCAGCAGATCGCTGCCTTTGTGCGCGTGGCCCATTTCCGGATTCGAATGGAGTTCGCCCTTCATGCTTTCCTTTTTCGATTCCGACAGCGGGGAACCGCTGGAAAGCAAATAGCGAACCTGTTTTCGGGTCCACGGCATCGCGGGTTATCCCATATGCGACATTTCTGCTTCTTCGTCGTCGCCCTGGTCGCCGCCCATCGTATCCGGCTGGTGGCCTTCTTCTTCGCCGCCGTGCATCATTTTCGAATGTTCATGCGCGCCGGCGAGATCGTGGCCGTGCGAACTGTGCTTGTGGCCGTCTTCGTGGTGCGAGTGAACCGAATAGGTGCCTTTGGCTTTGTCCTTCTGAATGTGCGTGGTGTGGGCCGGCCCGTGCTCGCTGACGACTTGTTCGTCGTCGTGCGCGCCGTCTTTGTCTTCCATGCCGGGTTTCTTCATGGCTGCCGCGGGATTCGCTTTAATGTGATTCTCCCAGGACGAAGCCATTCCCTTGTGGGCGAAATTCCGACCGTCGCTAGTTTGCATGTACTGTTTCCTCCGGGTTTGCTGCTGGTTCTTCGGCCGGCGCTGATGCCGGGTCGTTTTCAAACAAGTCTTTGCGCACCTTCTTTCGAACTTCGGCATTCCAGAAGGTCGCCACGCCGCCCACCTGGTTGGGAATCTTTTTACCGTCCGCCGGCTTCACGTCCGCGGTCTGCATCATGGGAAGTTTTTGTTCCGATAGCTTCTGTTCCATCCAGCCGATGCGGGCGCGCAAAGCAGCGTTTTCGGTTTCCAGGTAGGACGTATAGCGCGACAGGAATACGGCGTCCCAGCACGCGCGAACTTGCTTGAAGAAGTTTAAGGCGGTCACGCCAATTAATACGCTAGTGCTGGTGCTGGACGGTCCAAAGGAAATCCCGGCAGATGTCGTATCGAGTCGCCCACTTTGAATGTGGGTAAGCGTGCCGGCGAATTCTTTTGATCGTTTGACCTGGCCACACGCCCAGGATTCCATTTAGGCTTCGGCGCATCAGGCTTAACGTGCAGCGCCGGCAGAATGGGTAATTGGGCCATTTCGGCAATTCGCATACCGGGCAGCGCTTCGACGCCCACTCTCGTTCCAGCTGCGCAATGGCTTCTAGTTCGGCTTGTTCCATATTTTCCGACTACCAATATTTGCGCTTCGGGACCTTCAGCCGCAGCTGATCGTTGTGTTTGTGGGTTTCTTCGAAGCGCTGCTGAATCATAAACCGTTCGGTGTTGCTGTGCGCTTCGGCCAGCTGCTGACGAAGCTGTTCTTCGACCGGCACGCTGCCCGGCGCCAGGAAGCCTTTGATGCCGTAGCGGAAGGCGTCGGCGATGTCGTCTTCGACCGTCTGCGTCTTCAGAATGTCTTCAATGTGGTCCGGGTCCCGCGTCAGCAGCGGAATGGCTGCGATCAGCTGCGGGCACGTGTCGGCGATCAGCAGGTCGCCCGATTCAAACAGGTTGTAAATCAGTTTCCAGCCGCCTTCACGGTCGCGATCTGTAGAAGTCGGTCGCGGAAGGTTCAGCTTGATCAGTTCGTCGCCGTATTGATCGGCCACCGACCGCGGCGAATTCTTCTTCGCGAACTGTTCGTGCGAAAAGAAAATATTCGTCAGCTGTTCACCCGGCAGCATCACCGCCTTCACTTCGCTGGCCATCATTCGCTCAGTCTTGCCCCAGGTGACCATTTCGCGATAGACCACGTTGACCGTCACCGGCTTGCCGAAGCGTATGACGTCGGCCTTCGCCATCCACAGCACCACGTTGGACGAACCGCCTTGTTCCGGGCCGGCGAACCCATAGTCCTGGCCGACCCACCGCGGGTGCCACTGCTGGAACTGGATTTTCGAATAGGGAATGACCTGCGAGCCTTCGTGCTTCGGGTCCGGGTCGAAGTTTATGTAGTACTGACCGGTCACCTGCTTCAGTTCGCCATACAGCTTCTTATCGCGTTCGGCGGCCGGCAGCGATTCCAGCACCGCGATGTATTCGTGGTCCGTGGCGTACACCGGATTGTCGAACAGCGTGGAGTGAATCATTTCGTAATCGTTGGGGTCGTAGGCCGACATGCCGCCAACCGGCTGGTGGTCGATGAACAGCTTTTTAATCCAACCGTAGCCGATGCCGAAAGGATTGGTGACCAGCGACATAGTCGGGCGCACCGCGCGGCCGAAGATGTCGGTCTTGATCGGGCAGCGGTTGCGGCCGGACAGTTCCTTCCACACCACGAAGGCGAATTCGCCGGCTTCTTCCATCCCGATGAAAACGTACTCCGTGGACAGGTACTGATTGACGTCTTTGCCTTCGTCGCAGTAGCCGAACCAGATTTTCGACTGGATGATGCCGCCCGGCCGCTTCGGGTCCGGGTGATCGAAATAGGCGACGTGATCGTTCTTGTTGTAATAGGCGTTCAGTTCTTCCAGGGAAACGCCCAGGCCCACCTGCGTGGGATTTAGCAGCAAATTGATCACGGTCTTCTGCAGGTCTTTGTGCGTGCGCCGAATGATCAGGCAGTCGCAGCCCGGCACGGTCAACGCGTAGCGAATCGCTTCCATCAGCTGCCCGCGGGTCTTGCCGCCACCGAATCCGCCGATCTGCGCACGGTTCTTCGCCGTGCTGGTGTGATAGGCCCACTGCTTCAGGTTGGGTCCGTAGAAGTCGGAAATGCGCAGCGGTGGGATTAAATCTTTGGTGACCGCCAGCGCTGACACTAGGAAAGCCGGTCCTGCCAGGTCTTCAGGCACTGCCGGCAGTGCGTGGGGTAACGATAGCGGTGCTTACCGCTGGCCTTCTTTGTTTTTTTCTTCATGGGGCTTGAGCACGTCGACGATCTTGTCCAGCTGCTGTTCCAGTTCGTACAAAGTCTTCGGCTTCGCCGGCGCCGGCTTCGGCGGCCGCGGTGGCACGGTGCCCAGGCCCATCAGCGTCAGCGTTTCGCGCAATCGTTCACAGGCCCAGGCGAAATCATGCTGTTCCGGGTTGAACCCATAATAGCTGATCTTGCCGTCGGTCGTGTGCGCTGCGGCGAAGCGCATGCGCACGCCGGTATTCACCTGCACGCCTTCCTTCTGCCAGATGAAGTCATCGGTCATCCCGGTGGCCGGGTCGAAATAATGCTCGCTCACTATAATGCCCTGTTAGCAGGAATTTTGCGGCCGCGATTGCTGATGCAGAAATGAAGTACCAGGCCGCGCCGGCCGTGAACTTTGTACACGTTCCCGGATTTATAGCGAATGGTTTCCAGCGTGCAGTTGGCCATCGGGTTACTTCTTCGTGCGAGTCTCGACCGTGTTGGGCGTGTCGCCTGGCTGCGCCACGTAGGCCACGCGGTCGAAATAGAATTGAACTTTCATTCGCAGGGTGTTGGCCACGCGAATGGCGGTAAGCAATGCAGTGTTCAGCGTGTCTTCTGGTTCGGCTTGGATGGTGACGATCATGCTGTTTTCTCCCTTCCGGCCGCCGTCATATAGTGCTGTTCGTCGGTGATGCCGCATTTCGAACAGCAGGTCACTTCACGGTGGCAGAATTCGGTATAAGTAACGCCGTTAAAATTGTGCTCGCAGGCCGCAGGGTCAACGGGACAGCTGCACCTGCAGGGGGTCGCTGACGGCTTTACGATTTTGTGGTCTTCCGTCTGCACTAATGTGTACGTCACTGGTCAACCTTCCTTTTGCGCATTCGGCGCACAGAGCAAATTTCGGAATCGGCCGCGGGTCGCACGTCCGTTCGTGCCCACAATCCAGATTGAGCACCATTCGCTTCTTTCCCGCCGGCACGCCCTTCGCCGGCACGAAAATGATTCTGGTCGCCAGCACGCCGCGAAAAAACTCTTTCCTACGTACCATTCGGCGGACCCAGCCTTTCCATCGAATCTTCATCACGCATGCGCGCGTATTGGCGCAGGCCGTCGCGGATTCGAATGTAGGATTTTGAGCCATCGTCGTGCAGCTGGAACAAACCTTGCCAGTCCCGCTTCAGGTGACGCACCGGGTCGAAGCCGGTCTTGGCCAGGAACTGCGCGCGGGAAAGATATTGCCGCTTGGTTTTGTGGCCGTGCCAGTAGTGCAGCACGGTGCCCGGCATGAAGCCCACGTTGCGACGAATGTGCCGTTCCGCGCGCGCCTGCCATTCAAAGCACGGCCGGCGGTAGCCTTCCGGGAATTCGCGAAGGTTCAGATTCGTCTTCGCGATCATATTGAACAGCGCCAGGGCCATATAGTGATCGGCGGACCCGCCCATTACCCAGTCGATTAACCCGCCCAGCTGATTCAGCGCAGTTTTGCGCCAGGCCCAGCACAATCCAGGGTGCCAGAGTTTATAGCCCTTCATTCCGAATCCGGAGTAGCCGGGATTCGGCGGGCAGATCGGCCGCGGCATCTTCGGAAGGTGCGGCGCCGGCTGGTCCAGTTCGTGCAGCACGAAGCCTTCGTTGATCTGTAGCGGTTCGTTCTCCGGTCCCAGGTCCATCGCGTGCGAAAACATCTGCAGCACTTTGTAGTGGTCCAGCAGGTGCAGCGTTTCTTGCGCCCAGTCGGTGCGCGTGAATTGAATGTCCGCGTCCAGCGTGGCGATCTTGTTGGCTTCCGGCGGCAGCCGCTGAATCAGCAGGTTCAGCGCGTTTTCTTTGTGCAGCAGTTCGTCGTGCGAACGCAGCTGCAGGTGCTTCGGATTTCCCGCCTGGGTGATTTCGAATTCCCGGCCGCCGAAGGCGATTTCCACGGTATAGAGTTCGACGCCGGCGTTGCGGCACATTGAATCGAAAATCCAATAATTCCGATAGCGCGAACGCCAGCGCAGTGGATTTTCCAGCACGGTGACCACGTACAGCTTATCGGGGTAAACGTGGATGCCGGGCTTGGCCTGCGAAGGGTGATTGATGAAGCGGGAAGAATTGTTCGGAAGATGTTCGAATCCGCGCTGATAATCCGGGTTCCCGGCGGTGCCCACCAGCATTCCATTGTCCGGGTAGTCCTTACCGTAGCCCATTGTTCCTCAGTTCGGCCGTTCCACTTTGGCCGTCTTTGGTGGTGCCGGCGTCACTACCGGCGGTGTCGGCATGTCGAAAATAATATCGCGGGTGCGCTTCACTGCTTCGACTTCCTTGTCCGAAGGTTCCGGCTTTCCTTCGATGCGGTCGTAGATCAACGCCTGCGCGTGTGATCGCTGCCTGAACTTGCCGTCGCCTTTGGTCGCCGACGTCAGTAGTCCCATTGCGATTTCTTCGTAGCCATCCTTCGGCTTGTACTTTTTGCGTTTCGCCGGCGCGAGTTCCAGCAGCCGTTCTAGTGCCTGCGTGACCTTACGACTTTTCGGCCGCCCGTTCGGATTGCCGCTTTCACCCGGAAGGAATCGGCCGGTCAGCGGGTCAGGTATTTTCGTTTCGCTTGAACGGGATGGCGTCGAGTGCGGCTTGCGTTTCTGTTTTTGCTTCTTCGACACTTGGCGCTTCATTTTGACCTTCGCCTGGCACGCTGTTTGCTTCGGCTTCCAGTCTTGCGATCAGCGCATCGTAGGATTTTTGCAGCGCATCGAATGCTTCAGCCTTGGCCTTCAGTTCCTTCTGCAGCTGAAAGATCATTCCATTGCGCTGGTTCACGTTGCGCTGCATCACTTCTTTTTCCATCACGCCGCGGCCGATCTGCGCGAACAGATCATCGACGGAAACGGTTCCTTGCTGAACTTCTGGCTGCGCTTGCTCTTTAGGTTGTGCGGGTGAAGGGACTGCTGCGGGTTTTGCTGGTTTGTCTGCCACTTTTCCCCCTGAACGGAAAATTGATTTGCGACCGATTTCTGCTAAAACGTCACGTTCCGACTTAGGCCCAGTCGGCCAGTGGACGCGCCCGGCTTTCGGAATGCGGTGATGCTCCCGGCGACCCATGCCTGCGGCATGCTACTTTACTTCTGGTCGAATCCGAAATATTTTTTCGCCCACATCTTCAGCTTCATCCACCAGGGCAGTTCCAGATACGCCAGACGCGCTTCGTGATCTTTCAGCACGCTGGCGATTTCCGGTTCCATGAAGCCGTCTTCGGCCAGGCGTTCCAGCTGCTGCGCCTTGGGACCCAGGCCGGACATTCCCACGTTGCGCGCTGCCGCAGCGA